CTTGACCGAAGCCGCGCTCGCCGCTTTGTTGAGTAGCAGCGTTGCCGTGTAGGTCGAGGGAATCGGATCGCCAGCGGTGCCATAGTCCAGCGTGCCGGTGGCAGTGATGACCAGATCGCCCTTGGCGGTGAGGCTGGACGATACCGTGCGGCTGGCTTTAAGGGTTCCGTTGACCCGTATCGCGCCGCCAGTTGCCGCTGTGGTCGAGACACCAGTTGCTGCCGTGTCGTCGCCCCAAGTGTAGGTGCCGTCAACGGTGACGACATGCCCCACGGCGATAGTAACGCTGTCGCCTTCGACAGGAACAACGCCACCGACCCATGTTCCACCAGCGGAGGCCAAGCCGGTTGCTAGTGATGTGATTGCGGCCATTTACTCTATGCCCTTACGATATGTCCAGCCAAAGATCATTCAGTTGCGCTCCAGATGGAGGGGTATCGCTCACTATGATTTGCCACGCATTTCCTGATACATATGCACCAAGTTTGCCTTGCGCTTTCGGCAACTCACCAGCGTCGATTATAGTGTCGTTCGATAGCTTTAGCACCAAGTGATCGTCTAAGGCTATCTCGGCATCGACTACGGATACGCCGTCTTTGCCTATCTTACCGGACCTCCCTGCCGGCCCCTGCTTGCCTTCCGGACCTTGAGCACCATCCAGACCAGGAATACCTTGCAGCCCCTGCTCACCTTGCTTGCCGCGCTCGCCACGGTCCCCCTTATCGCCCTTCTGCAACTGGCGAGACTCAAGGGATTCGATGCGAGGTAACAGGGATTCAATCGCCTTCCCAATGAACAGCGACACACCAATCAACTTGGCGTTGAGGCTGACATCCGGTTCCAGCAGTTTGCGTACCCTGTCGAGCATTACGCAGCGGCTTCTTTAAGGTAGTCTTTGTCGCGGGTGGTTTCGGCCCTCTTCATCTCCATCTGCATCTTGGCGATATTTTCATTGCTAGTGATATCCTTTTCCTTCAACATCAACTCGGCAATCTTGGCGCGACGTTCAAAGTCCTTGCCTTCGTTCTCGTCATCCAAATTATTGGACAACGCAGCAATCATCTTGGCTTTCGCTTCTTCCGGTGCAATCTGGGCCTCTACAGTCGCCTTCTGTGCTTCTGCTTGCGCCTTACCCGCTTGAGCTTGCTTGAGTTGCGTATCAGCCTGTTTGGACTGCATCTCAAGCATCGCAGCTTGTTGTGCCATCTGCTGCTGCTGTGGATCAGGTTGCGACTGCTGTGCCATACCTTGCAGCATCTCTTCCTTGTTGCTCAGTGATGAGTTCTTGAGAATACCCTGCATCAAGATCGGGGTAAGCGGCGACTGTGCGCCAAGCGTCTGCATCAGGAAGGCCAACTGGCGCTGCTCAAACTCGCGGGCGATGATGCCCAATGTCGCTGTCGGGATGAACTTCACATCCACGGACGGATACCGCTCAGGATCGAACTGCATATAGCGCCATGCAGCCTTGTAGATGAACGGTATCAGGAAGTCCTCTTGGAAATTGACCAGAGTACGCTTGTACTTCTTAATCATCGTCGCGGTAGCCATGTCCATCGACTGACCATCCCTAGCGACTGCTTGAGTGGTGCCGTTGGAATCCACCGTAGCAGTCGCCATCAGCAACATCCGTTCAAACTCTTTGGAAGTTTGCATCGCAGCGCCGTCGTTGGTGCCGAACTTGAACGGGAACAGGATCTCAGACGGATTTCCGTTCGTCAGGAAAGACTTACCGGGCTTGACTTCAAACTTGGCGCCACGCGGCAGACGAGTGGCATCCATACCCATCATCGGGGCAACGGTGAGGGCTAGGGCATCCATGTGGGCGCGCATACTGCCGTCAATCGCCGCTTGCATGTTGAATGCCTTTTCAGCGATTCCTCTTCCTGGCAGGCGGTTCGGTACGGTATCGTCCTGATAGGTCAAAACCGGGCGATCCTTCATCATATACGGGGATTCCACCGCTTTCAGTAGGATTCCACCGTTGGCGATGACCACAATGGCCTCTACCATGTCATCCAGGTCATCATCGGAGCCTTCATCGGCAATATCCTCTGCATCCAGCAGGGAATCTTCGGGATCAACCTGCTCTGCGAGGTATTCGCGTGGCACCAAGCCGTAATAGGTCAGCAAAAGTACCTTGTTTTCGTCGAAATTCGACTTTTCCTGCGTAGGTTCCAGTTTTTCGTCGGTGGAAGTGCTGGCAATATCGACATTCAGGTACTTTCCAGACTTAATCCCTGCGCGGATCTTGTGCATGGACACATAACGCTCTACCGCAACGCCCATGCAGTCGTTAACCTCGGTTCCGTTGGGATCCCACAGGAAATTCTTGGGATTTACCGGGTTCAGCTTCACGGAAACGCGGGTAGTCTCACGGGTACCATAGGCAATCTGCCCCATACCGATTGGTTGCTCGGCAGGTTTGTACTGCTTTTCCTCGCCAACAACGACTTCACCGATACCCGTACCATAGACACAGGCCATCAGGCCGATCTGGTCGATGGATTTGCGGATCTTGTCCTGCGCGAAGTCCTCGTACAGTTGCCGTTCAAGCACTTCTACGTCTATGTGCTGCTTATCCTTTAGATCGTCAGCGATAGCGAAGAACTCACCCTGCCCGAAAATTGCCTCCATCTTCTCGGCGTGGGCGGTCTCAATGGCTTGTTGCGTTGCAGGACTGATAATCCGGCTACGTTCGGACTGACGGTGCTTATCCTCTTCCTTCCACTGACCGCGCCATATGCGCTCGTACTTCTCCCAATCATCAAGGAAGTTCTGGTCACGGTACTCGCGCCAATCGTCGGTATGCTCGAGGACGAAATCCTTGAGTTCCCGCTCGTTAGGGGTAGGCTCATGGAACTTGGGGGCTTCTTCTGCCTCCGTGAGCTGCACTACTTCGTCGTTTTTGCCGGTGGGCTTGTCCATAGTATTCAACCTCGCGTGCCGTAGCTTGCTTGCTGCTGCCGACTGAGCATTTCAATGATTCGGGGATCTAGTTGTTGCTGCTGCGGAGCAAGCATACCCTGCGGCTGCATAGGTATTGCAACAGGGACGATACGCACCGAACCGTCAGGCATCTGCATGAGTTGCGTTCCCGGCGGCAATCCAGGTTGTGTAGGCTGTGCAGCGTCCTTAGACTTGTACTGCTTGATCGCCTGAAGCGCATCCTCTAGCAAGCCCATGCTGCCACCTAGTATTTCGGCTTAGGCGTAGGCTTTTTGCCCTTGCCGTGTTTCTTTCCACATGCCATAGCAACCTCCTCCGGGATAACCCCTGCCTATTACGGTAGGCTGCTTTATATCACAGGGCTATTGCGGTGGCAAGGGGCTAGAACCCGCAGATTTCTGAAACCACCTCGTAGTCATCTACTGCATCACCACCACCCTTCCCATAGGTAGCCTGGGCAAGGTGCATCAGCATACTGGTTGCGTCCAACAAATCGTCGTGGACGCGGTTAGATGGGAATCCAAGCATCTCTTTCTTGAACTCAGTCCAATCTTCCCTAGCGTTGAACTTGATCCTGTTGTGCTCCATTAACCCTTGCAGACTGTAAGATATCCGATTGACCTTGCTGCTGCCACTTGTCGCTATCGGCTCTACATGGAAATGCACGTTGTTCTTCTTGGAGATGTCTTCCAAGTAAGGCAAAACCGCCCTCATCAGCGAACCCTTTTCAATCCCGACCATCATCGGCCTATGGTTCCGCACAGCAAGCAGCACACGCACTGCGGCCTCGCGTACATCCCAGCGACCATGCGGCACTGAATGTATCCACCATGTCCCGTCATCGTACAGGCGTCCAATCGCAATCGCAAAGTAGTCCAGATGCTTTTTCTTTTGCGTTTCGCTTGCCGAGACATTTTCATACCCGGCAGGGTCTATAGCGATGTAAGTGCTGTAATCCCTGCTGCTCGGCTCAGGCACTTCATTGAACCACTCCAGCTTAAGCAGGTTCGCGCCCGTCGTGTCCCACTCAGCCTCGTATTCCTGCAAGTACGCAGGGGTACTCATTGACCTTCGCGCCGCCTCAATTTCCTTCGGGTCAATCAACTCGTTATCCTTGGTCTTGAACAACCAGGATTTCCACTCAGTATCCTCACCCGTCTGACCAAGATCGTAAATCCTGCGAAACTCCGTCGCGTCAGGCTTTGGCGAGCCAATGAACACCGCCGTCCCCTTCATGTCCGATAGCGCAGGACGAATAATGTACTGGAAAGTGCCTTCTTTGGCGTCCTGATATTCATCCATAGTCACATGGTACAACTTCATACCACGCAAACTGTCAGGGTTATCACTGCCCTTCACATAGATCTTCACACCGTTAATCAACTTCACCAACCCATCATTGACATTGCTGCTGGCAATCACCGGATGGCACAGGTGCAATAACTGATCCCAGAACAGCACCTTCGCCATACCAAACGTCGGCGCAACAAGCATCACACTGCCCGTCGTATCCTTGCACTCCAATGCCTTGATGACCGTCTGCACAAGACTATACATCGTCTTGCCAGCACGCCTCCCCGATACAACCACCTTGAAGCGCGTAGGGTCTTGCAGGACTTCCCTTTGCCACTTCAACATCTTGAAGTTCAGTTCCTGACTCACGTTGCGGCTTCCTCAGCAGCTTGCGGCAATACCTCCACAACCCTTTGCGCCATCTGCGGCGTATCCACTGACCCAATGTTGATCGTGATACCACCCGCAAACCCTCGAGTATCCGGTACATCCTTCGCACCAAAACGCCTTTTGTCGTAGTTGCTGGCTGCTTTAAATCTTGTGTCTATACGCAGCCTTGCTAATGGAACCTCTTCCAGCGAACATTCGTCAGCAATTTGAATTGTCTCAGCATGGATATCTTGCGCGTAGATCTCCCAGCCGTGGTTATACATCCTCTGCCTCTTTGGATCAGCCTCTAACCAATTCCACAATACCTGGAACGGCAGATGCAAGTCCCTAGCAACGTCACTAGGCTTCGTACCCTCCGATAATTTCTCAACGATCAGGCTCAGCAGACCGTCGTCACCAATCTCTTCAATGATGTGCGTTAACTGCGCTATGCCTACTTTTGTCTTGTATCTCTCAAGGTTCATATCACCTCCAGTGGATAACCTGAGTGGATTATACGTTTTGTGAGGGGAGGGGACTGCTAAAACTTCTACTTACCGCAGACCGGCCACCCCCCCCCCTCTGGTTAGTGAGTGCTCACTAACCTAGCAAGCCATGCAATGCCACCGGCAACATGGCCGGCAACATGGCTGGCTCGCTCAGGGTGATAGTGCATTGGCAGCCCGGCAGTCTAGGTAACATGCTTAGCGTCAGGAACCATACTTAGAGTGATACTGCACAGCCCCATAAATCCACATCACTCTAAGTAGTAATCGAATATTAGTATATTAGCAAATGCTACTGAGAGTGATAGTACGTTCACAGCCTGGCGCCCTTAAATTTACCCAAAAACCCCTAATCGGTATCAAATCCAATACGTATTATCAAATTTATCAGATTTAAAAAAAAATGTTTACGCGTGAAAACCTTTTATCACTCTAAGTGTGTTTGTGCGCTGGTGGTGTGTTTGTAACTTAGAGTGATAGTGCACGAGGCATGAATGCAGCATCACTCTAAGTAGAAGATGCATTGTTGCGCTAGTTGTAATGCACTGTTGCTTGCAAAGCCCACAGAAAGTACACCTAAGTTATCCACGATACGCTAATCTGCAACTAGGCAATGTTGCCGGCAAACAATAAAAGGTATCCAAAATGCTACAGCTGATCCAGAATCTGAATGCCAGGTATCAACGCGGCGAGGTAACAGCTTGCGAGGTGTACCACACGGTGTGCACGCTCGTAGAAGTGTTTAACAATGAACTGGGGGATTGAGCCATGAAAACACTTATTAAACTTGCGAACTCATGCAACAAAGCAATGCTATTGCATGGTCATATATTGTTTGACGGCAATGCGGCATGCGCAACAGACTGCGAGACTCATGCAGT